TACAAAATCGGAACTCATTCGTGATTTAGTCTCGTCGTATTTGCCGTGAGAAAAAAACTTTAAAAATAATGCTTCTCGTTTAACTCTTTCAAGTGTAGGAAATATATCATGAGACTTCAAAGATTTAATATCCTGTGGTATATCTTTACGTTTAATCAATGAAGTAAACCATGCAGAAATAGGTTTATGAAAATAGTATAATACAACTACTAATACCACCAATATAAATATCATAATAGGTGATAACTTGGAATTTAATATACTACTTATTTCTTGCATTAGATAAACTCAGTTACAATAGGATTATGATCGATTTCAGGCAAAGTTAATAACCACGCATCACATGGAATAGACTCGGCTTGTTGCAAAGTACATCCGTTTACTTCCTCATTTGAGATAAACCATACTCCGTTAGCATCTATTTGTGGATTGAATAATTGACCTTGAAAACCCCATACTTTACCTACAAGGATATTCTTTTGTTCTAGTGTTAATTGTCTTACTTTAGTCATCGTTTAATATGTTGGGTAGAACTTACCTGTTCCACTATTATATAATGTTGTTACCTCTGTTGATGTTAATTCTTTTGTCCAAATGTTTAATTCGTCAATTTTTGAACCATTTGACATATACCATTCATAACTACTAGTTGCATATCTAGCCGCTCCTATAGCTGGGTAGCCAGGATTTAATAATGGATTTATAGCACTTGTATTTTGAACAGATAAAGTTCCATTTATATATATCTTAGTACCTGTATTTGCTTTTCTAGTTACTGTAATCATATACCAAGTATTCAAAAGCAAATAATTATTAGAAAGAAGCGTTACATTATTTGAGCCATCAGAAATATCCATTCTAACTCCTCCATTATTAGATGGAGTTAAAACTGAACCATACATAAGCCTAAATCCATTATAATCAACCGGATTTCCAGTATATATATAATTACTTAAAAACATTTGTCTTGTATCTAATGAAGCTAAATTAACCCATAAATTAATTGAAAAATCCGCGTTTAATGCACTAAATGTATTATACCCAAAATTTACAAGACTAGATGTTCCATTAAAAGTAAAAGCATTACCACTCTTTCCACCACTATAAGTTAAACCACCTTGTACAGTTCCGTTGTAATTACCTAAAGAGTCATTCCCATTTGATTCACCTTTGTATACAGCATATAGACCATTTAAGAATGGACTTTTACCCATTACAGTTGCCTTCAACGTTGGTACGTGATTATTAAGGATTCCGTATCCGTAAAACATCCTATCCTAAGATTAAGTTAACTGAACCGCTTGTTAATTTTACACCGCTGAATAATACACCTTGACCTGTAATCAATGCACCTGCTTTTACTGCCGTTGCAGGAGTAGTAATGTATGTAGACTTAACATCCGTACCACTAACTTTAATTGATGTAAATACCGTGTCTTCTAATACGAAAATTCCAGCAATTGTAGCAGTTACTTCCGTTGTATCATTCACTAATTTAGTTCCTTTCGTAGCAACTAATCTATCTAAATTTGGTAAACTCATATCTATTTTATTATTTTGATTTCTAAATTTGCAACACTTAGTAAAGAATCTGAAGCATTAAGACCATCTGTAGTGTTAATTGTTATAATTGTTGTAGACGTCACATATGCTCCTAGGTTAGCTACTGCTGAAGCACCTCCAGGTGTTATACTTACAAATGTTTTATTACTTGTAAATAACGCGCTAGATGCCGTTAATGTATATGTACCTATTGTACTTCTCGCTAATGTAAATGTTTGCGACACTTCTGTTTCGTAACTCCAATCTTTTGTCGGTGCAGCAGTTCCGCTTTGACTAATTGCAAATATTATTGTTTTATATGGTCTTATATTAGCACCCGTAACAGACTTTGTATCGTATGTCGTACCATTATAATCAGATACCATCACTAAGTCATCGTCCTGTAGTTGTGCTGCCTTCGGTGTTAATTCGCTTATCTTTTTGTTTGCCATCTTTTTCTATCTTCTTTAGATATAACTCTAATTTAATAACATTGTTTTGTTTGGGCTTATAAACCTCTTTTTTCATAAATACCAATTTGATAAATAATTACCATGTTGTGGGAATACATCACCACTTCCATTGCTTGTATATTCCGTAAATAGTGAAGAGTTTACACACATGTAATCTAAGAATCTTTGTGCGTAATTTTCAGCAATACGTTTTTCTTTTTCGATTAAATAATCAACCTCTTCTTTACTTACAATTTCAGCATTTTCAGAGCTATGTTTATATAGTCCTTTATTAGAAATTGAATAAGCTGCGAATGGTAAATATTCTACCATCGTAAAGTGGATTAACATTGGTTTTAAATACGTATTTACCAACGTAGCGTAGTTACCTGTTAATGTACTTGATGTAATATCTGACTTAATCTTAGTCAATAAATCAGTCCCCACGTATTGCAATAACCAAATATCCTGTGCGATTTTTATGAAGGGTATTACCTTATCCGTATCAACATTACCATTTAATGATGTATACGCTTGCAAATCTGCTTTTCCTATTAATAATGCTTCTGCCATTAGTTAAATCGTTTATTTGTTGGTAAAAACCCGTTATAAGGCATGTCCGTTGGTCTTTGATATACTCGTTTGTCATTAGCTGGAGTAATTTCACCAGCTTTACGTGTTTGAGCCGGTGTAAAAGTTTTAGCAAGTGGGTTGTTTACATCTGATTTTTTAAGATATGTTTCTCTCATCCACTTATGGTGACAATCTCCACCTCCTTTATATAAAAATATATCGTATGTATCTGCACCTTTTGGTCCCCAACCAGGATTAACAGGAGTAGAACTCATTGCTACAATGTCTTCTTTTCTATATACTTTTTTAGCTTCCACCATTTTTTTGCAAAATGGTCTAGTTTTATCGGTAGTTTCTCCACTATATCTATATCTTGTCTTAAAAATAGTTCCGTCTTGCTCAGATTTTATAGTAGGTCTTGCAGTTCCTGTAGATACAAAGTTAACAATTTTAGATAATAACGTTTTTTTTGGTGAATTTAATGCTTCTAATTCAGCATCTAACTCATCCTCTAAGTCATAATCAACTTCTCTACTATCAATTAACACATATTCATGTCCATCAATCCATTCAATATGGTCTTCAGCACTCATTTCAACACCTGTCTCTTCTTTAACTTGTTCAGTAGATTGTGCGTTAGATAAGTCTACAAATTCTAAAGGTTGTAAAGTTTTAAAGAATAACTTTAATGATATACCATTAAATGCTAAGATACTATCTAACGCTTCTAATAATATTTCTTGTTTTGGTCTTATTACCATGTTGTCAAATAGTATTACACTATTCTTTAACTCGTCTGCATTTGCACTAAAACCTGTGGTTGTAGCAATACCAAATATAAGTGGAGATGTTACGCAATGACCTGTTAAAATCTTACTTCTGCACTCGTCTGACAAATATTGATAATGTTCAGGTGCATCATTGAGTGGTACGCTATCGATTGTAGTCTTTTTAGCTTCATCTTCATTAAATGATACTACTACTTTCTTACCCGTTGAACCAGTTAATTTGCTTATTGTAGCTCTTGCAATCTCATCTTTCTGCTCATCTGTAGGTGTTCCGTTGTTAAAGTTTACAATAGTAGTTGGACTGAAACCGTTAGAAACCTCATTAATAAGATACTCACTGATTTTCTCTTCTAGTACCGTATATTCTAACGCACCTTGATAGTCAACACGACTGAAATACTTAGTACCTACTGAATAAGGCTGTATCATTAGAATTTCAATCTCTGATTTACCCTCACCAAATGCGTCAAATCTTTTAGGTACAAACTTTTTAGGATCTTCCCAGTTATCGGAGTAGTAATATCCTACAATATTCCCGTCTTTATCGCACTTCTCAGGACGTAATAATTGCACAGGGATATGATATACCTTTACAACATTCTTATGTCCTTTGTCGTAATGTACCTGAAACGCACCTTGGCCTAATAAATATAAGTCTTGGATAACTCTACGCATATCATTTGCTGTAAATAGAGTCAACATCTGTGCGTAATCATTTGGCTTTTTAGACGCATCTAACGCACTCAAACCTTTTCCGTAAATCAATCTACTAATATTATTCACAACAGCACTATGTGTCGCACTATTCGAATATCTATCGATTAAGAATTGAAAGTAATTATTATCTTCCCCATAGTTTACCCATTCATTACGCTTATCTTCCGTAACTATTGGCGATGTATATGCAGATAATTCTATAACGTGGTTACTAGTCATTTAATATAAATTGGTTTGTTGTTGTATTTTCTGTATATCTTCCATCATTTACGCTATATTCACGTACATCTGCAAACCCTTGTGAAGTAGCAATTTGTGCTGTACAGAATATTTTACCCTTCCATGTGTAATAAGCAATTGAATTATAGTAAAGAACAGCTTTATAAGTATGTCCTTCCTTTAATGCGGGATTGATAGTGATAGTGACAGTATCGTAATAATTCCCAGCAGTCGTGCCTGTTAAATCAATTACCCTAGCTATGTTTGTTTCTTCATCTGTTATCTGTAGCTTATTAGCTCTAGGCAATGCGCTTAAATTCGTCAGTCTTTGTGTGACTACGAAACCTTGAACGGATGTTGTTGGCTCTAATACTATCATGTATATATAACTTAAAGAATTACATTTTGTTTTAAACACAAAAAGGGATGCCGAACTTAATCGACACCCCTTCTTAGCCTAGTGAACTATTTTAGGCTATGAAGTAACCATTGTAGCACTTGTAAATAACGCTAACATCGCAGTTGATGTAGACGCATTCAAGAAGTTAGCAGGAACTTTTTCATCAGCTACGAAATTCAAAGAATATCCTGAAGCAGATTTCATTTCACCACCTGTTGAAATTGTACCCCCTACAACATCTGCACCTTGCTCAAGTCCCATAATGAAGAATTGGTCATTATTAGTCTGTACCACGATGTGAGGACGTCCATAAGACAATAATTTAATTTGCTTATGAGTAGCAATATCTTGGTGCTTTAATCTAATGTTTAATTTTTGACTGAAATAAGTAGTGCCAGCATTACGATCAGACACTACATCTTGGTCAAAAGTATTGTCTACTCCTTTTAATTCATATTTATACAAGACATCTACATTCGTAATTGCTGTAATCATATCTGTATTTGTAGCGTCGTACGTTATATCTGCTCGAGCTATTTGGTAGTTAATGAAGTAAACTGCTTTAAGACCTCCAACTTGGTCTTTGCACTCTTCTAATCTACCTTTTGCAATATCACATGCCATGAGTTTATAGTTTTAATGTTTATAAAAAAAGGGAGGAGTATATCCCCTCCCCTAGTATTGAAAATCAGTCAGTTACTAATTTGCGGAATTGGTGATTCCGTAAGTCACGATATCTGATACTGAGTGGTAGTTAACTGCGTAACCAGCTCTCATTACGATTCTTACATTGTCATCCCCTAAAGTTTCAGCAGTATCAATCAAACGTACTTCGTTAGCGTCGTTTAACAAACCACAACCAAAGAATAAGTTAGAAGTTTGAGCAGCGATTGCTTGGTTAGCAGTCAATCCGTTTGCTACGAATAATGGAATACCATCAAAAGTCAATTGACCATTGTTATACCATTGCGTCCCTTTGTTATCAGAACCATTAGCACCTAATCCTGAAGCTCCAAATCCACCTAATGCACGAACATATAATTTAGCGATGTTTTGAGATACATAAAGTTTCAAATCATCTTTACCATATAATGCAGCTGGAATTGCGTCAACGATTTTTCCTAATTCAGCAATAACGTTAGCAGCAGTAACAGTTGTTCCAGCAACCTCATTTGCAGTTGGCAATGAAGCGTCAGCAGTTAGCAATGTCATGATACCAGCAACTTGTCCATCAGTAGCATTAACACCATTCCAAATAGATGTCTCGATAGCAGAAGCAACTTTCTCTACTACGAATGCAAGTAAGTAATCAGCGAAAGATTTAGCTAATACTTTGTTTGCAGAATACCCCATTTCTTCAGATTGCCAAGAAGTGATGTAGTCTTTTTTACATAAAGATAAATTAACTTGGAAATTCTCTAAAGTCAATGTACGCTCTGTAATAGTTACTGTAGAAGTAGCAGTAAAGTCACAGCTTGCATTTGCAAGAAGCCCGTCCGTACTCAATTTGTTGATAACCGCTTTGTAAGCGATGTTAGGCATGATAGTCATACCCCCGTTAGACAATGTGTTACCGCTTAATAAAGCAGCTTTAACCCACATTCCTGAATGTTGACCAGCATATGTAGTCGATAATGATGTTGTAGTTGGCATAGTTTATTTTATTTATAAATTGTTTCTAAAATGTTGTCGCGAATACTTCTCGCTTTTCCCGGTGTTAAGTCGATGTGTTGAACTGTTTGAGAATTCTCAGGATTGAATTGTATAGGTTTAGGCTCTTCTGCTAGCTCTACAACAGAATCAGTAACCTTAGAAAGCTCTACAATTTTAGCCTCTAACTCTGCAATCTTTTCTTCTAATGCGGAGAAATGTTGCTCTTCAACTTGTGAACGTACGATTTTTTTAACCTTCGTTTGTTCAGGTGTTTTTTCAGCTTCAACAGGTACTTCTGTTTCTGCTTCTTCAGTGTTCTCTTCAGTAGCTTCAACGATAGAGTCAATAACTCCCTCATCTTTTACTACTAAGATTTTACCATCCGTTAGTTCATATTCACCAACAGGAAGTGGCACAGGCTCAGAGTCAGGAACTACGATAAATACGTTTTCTCCTGCTTCGAATATATCAGCTTGGATAGTTGTTTGACCATCTGCTAATACTTGGTCTTCTAACTTCGTTTCTAAAACTTCTGGCTCAACACCTGTCAGTTCAATAAGAAAGTTTTTAACCTTTTTTAAAAGTGTTTCTTTTTCCATACTTTATTAACTAATTATTAAATAGTTTGTTTTAAATTACCCCCTAGATTCAGAGATAACTCGTTCAACAACAACGTGATTAATAGTCGCTACGGATTGTCCTAACTCGCTTCCAATCCCTTGCGCTTGTAGTGATCCGTCACAACATTCACTAGAGTATTTTCCATCTTTACATAGACATCCTCTTTTGCCACCTTTTGGTGATGACTTTGAAATTCTTACTTTTTTTTCCATTTATATTTCTGTTATGATTACATTTAAATGCACCAAAGTAACATTGTTTGAACTTTGATTTTTTACCCATACTTCAACATAGTCATTTACATCTAAATTGACTATTGTTTGTATGTGAGTTGTTGATGCTTTACCACTTGATGAACAAGTAACGTCCATCTCACTAGAATCTACTATCACCCCGTTTTTATAGAAAGCAAAGTTTAGTATATTATTATTTCCACTAGTAACAGAAACAGATGCTTCTAATTTGCAATTTCTATTAGTATTTAAGTTTGTTATTCTATTATTTGTATGTTGGAAATTATCGTTATAAAGTCCTAACGTAGTAGTAGTAGTTAATTTATAAAAATTAGTTGTCGTAATAGTCGTTACGCTAGTCCCTAAATGGTCGTAATAATTTAGAAATGAATTGAATTTACTTCTTAATATTCTGCGTAACTCGTCCGAACCATCATCAAAATACAAATAGTTTGTAGACTCAATATGTGTCGAATCATTATATCTTA